ACTGTAGACACTGGCCCGAGGTATTCGTCATGGCGATCAACGTTGATCAGGTGAACGCAATGGAGGCGTGGTTTGCGCTGCGTAACGATCCAGCCTTCATATCGGCCACGCCTGAGGAGCGCTACGAAACGCGACTGGCCCTGGCTGATGATCTGAAGGAGCAAGGTCTGATCAACGAAGGTGAATGGCGCGAGCTGGGCGAAGAGGCGGTTGCTGCATATGCCGACGAGTTAAGCTAATGGCTGCTTGTAAACGCTAAGCTCGAGCAGCAGTCGCTGGTTCTCCCTGAGCAGATGGTCGCGCTGACCGGTGACGATCTTCACGCTTTGCACTGAAGCAAACGAGTACTGCTTCTCCAGCTTACTTATTTTTTCAAGCGCGTCGGCGAGCTTTGCTTCTGTTTCGGCCTTTCCCGTCATCAGCAGGTCATTCATCTGCACCAGGCCGGCGATATTCGCCCGCGCTCGACGCAGCATGCGCTCGGTCTCCACCAGCTCATCTACAAGGATCGCGCACTGGTGCTGGTACATCTCAAGGGGAGTGGGGCAACCGAGCCAATCATCGGTGTCCATGTCTACGTGCATAACGCGAATCTCAAATACTGTATGTGCGCACAGTAATCGAGGTTTGGACGTGGCGCGATTTGAGCCGACGAGCTGTATGGGCTTGCGACTATTCCGATTCCATCAGCACGGCGAGAGTCATTTTGATGAACTCTTCGTTGTGTCCGATTGTGAAGAGGGCGCCTCGCACGTTGTCTGCCACCTCGGCGGAGCCACGTTGCTCAACCCAATTTGACAGCTCCAGGATGGACGCCTCGAGGGCAAGTTGGTTTTCGTAGAGTTTTGAAAGCAGGGAAGGGATTAGGTCTGAGTTCGGCATCGTTGTTCCTCCGTGGAGCGAACAGCGTAGCAGGCAAATTATGGAGTTGGGAGATCGTTCAGCAGGACGCCGGAGGAGGGGTAAATCATTTCCGCAACCCAGTGCACGCCCCTTGATATATGCGGGCTGTAGGCTGGTTAAAAACTCTAAGTTGCGGAAACGATGCATGGCTAAGTTATTGATTTATATAATTAACTCGACAGTCTTGAAAACCGGCGGACGTTAATAGCGTCTCCAGGGTTCGAATCCCTGGTTTCCCGCCAAGATTTACACAAAAGCCCCGCGAAAGCGGGGCTTTTGTGTTTCTGGGGTTTGGTTCGGCAGAAAACCTAAAGCCTCATCGTTTCCGCATCATTTCAGGCAGTTTCCGCAACTTGTGGCGTATCTCGGTCAGCGGGTCGGCTTCACGATCTCCCCGACACGTCGGTAAACCGTCTCGGTTATCCGCTTGTCCGTATGCCCCAGGAGGCGGCTGGCGTCGCCTAAGTCAAGGATCTCACTGGCAGCTTTTGGCCGTATGTCACGGAACTGAAACTGTCGAATACTCGTCGCAAGAACGCCGTCGCCTGCCTCTCTGGCGATGGCTATTGCTTTGTCGCGAGCGTCGTCAAAGCGTAGGCGGAGCATGTGTTTGGTCACCTGCCTGCCGTCTTCGGTGATTATTAGGTAGGGGTTTCGTACACCACGCGAGCGCCTTTGCTCTATCAGTCTTGCAACCAGGGCGCCCAAATCATTGAGTGCGCCAGCAGCGGTCAGGCGAATTCGCAACTTCTTAGATGTCTTGCCCTGGGACACCTGCAGGAATTCGTGAACGGCGTCAGCCTCCCGCATCGACAGCGTGTCCGCCGGGCGCTGGGCGGTCAGGTAGGCCAGGTCCATCGCGTCACGGAGCTCTGAAGCCGCGACTGCGTACACGGCCCCCCAGATTTCCTCTGTGGCGTAGAAGTCTCGAGGCACCTCTTTGTTCTTGCGTACGCCGGCGGCAGGGTTGTTCACGGTTAGCCCCCACTCCCGCGCTATGTTGTAGATGTGGGACAGCAGGGATATCTCCCTATTGGCCCGAACCTTGGCAGTCCGTCTGTCCCGGTACTGCGCGATGATCTGTGGCGAAACCGCATCAATGGGAGCGTCGTTGAAAGCCTTGCGAAGCTGTTTAAGGCTCAGCAGGTTGTCGCTCTGCGTCTTGGGCTTCTTGCCTGGGATGATCTCTCGCTCGTAACGATCAAACACCTGGGTCAGCAGGGCGTTCTTCTTCGGTACCGGCTTGCAATCAAGCTTTGCCCATTCAGCCTTGGCGATATCCAAATCACCCCCGAGCGGGATTTCCACCCGCTTCCCGTCTTCATTCCTCCCGTCGTAGTAGTAGCCCACCCATTCTTTACCGCCTTTCAGCGTGCGTACGCGCCGAATCATTCGCGGCGGCAGGTCCCTGTTTGCCGCCTTTTTCGCTCGCATCGTTTTATCCTACCCGTGACAAGTCCAACGACCAGGCTTCGGCCGCAACGTTTTCTGCTGACGGTTTCACGCCTGCCAGCTTCATCCGGGCGTATACCCGGCCCACAACTGGCCTGCGCGCCCGGGTGAGCACGTACTTCCATCCATTCAGGTTGAGCCACGCGATCTGGCGCGACGGGATCATATAGCCAGTGATTGCCGCAATCTCTTCTTCGGCGAGGGTTTCGCTTTGCATTTCCATGGTGTGCACCTCTATGCCTCTGGTTTGTCGAATGCGCCCGCGGGCCGCGCTGTCTTGATGATTTGAATTGCCAGGCCGAAGCTGATCAGCAGCCAGGCGCATGTGCCGGCGAAGGCGTAGAGCAGTGCCTCGGTGGTGCCTGTACCAACAAGGTCAGGGCCGAACCAGAAGAGCCAGCCGAGTGTTCCGACCAGGTACAGAAAAGCGCCCAGCAGTATCAAGGTGAGTTTCATAGCGAACATGGGGTGTGTCCTAGCCGCGCTGGGCGGCGTATAGGGGGTTGGAGTGATAGCTTTCTGCCTATCTTTCAAACAGGTCCGAAGCGGTGTACAAAAGGGTTCAACTTAGTTCGTGATGAGGCATGGACGTGTCACACAACTTCGATGCTCCGATAGCGCACGCTTACCGGGGCCACGTGATGTTTCTCAAGTTCGACTGGCGTCGCCCGAACGACCAGAGCCCCGTTGCCGCGAAGATCATTGAACCTGCACCCATCAATGGCTTGGGTGAGGTTGCAGCAGAGTTGGAAGGCCCCTGGCCTGACTATCCGGCGGCACTTGATGATGCGATGGCGGCAGCTGAACGATGGATCGACAGTCAACTGCCCTGACTCCGCTCACCGGCAGGCATGTAGGGGAATGGGGTTAGGGATAGTTCTTGCTGATGTGGCGGGTGATAGCCATCAGTCTCTATGCGAATGACAGATGCAATTGCTCAAGCAATGGAATGGCATGGGATTGCTTTGACGCAAACAGCAGCGTCAGTCATGCCGCAGTCGAGTCGGGGGACTTGCTGAAATTGATGATGAGTGGTGAAATGTCGGATCAATGTGTTGAAAGTAAGGGAACTACTATGGCTATAACACCTCCGCCACCACCGCTATCAAGTTTTGACAATCAAGAAAACAGTGCTCCACAAGGCCGAAAGCTTTCTACAGTTCTTGGTATTAGTCCGAACCCTGTAGTAAATAATCAATGGTTCAATGGTCAAGAAATAAAACTTGATGGATGGCACTTTGTCTCATGCCGATTCGATAACTGTCGGCTCTTGCTGACCTCTACCGAATTTTCTCTTGATCGTTGTTTCGTAGATGATAGGACAGTTATAAACTATTCGAATGAATTAATAACTGTTGTCAAGTTATTCAATTTTCGAAGCGATTACATGCGTCGTAATTTTCCTAGCTTCGTCCCTGATTACAATATTGATGGTACCATTTCGGTGGGTATCAACAAATGGGAGTGAGTGGTGAGGTAAAAGCAGATTTTTCGGTGGCTCCTAAAAAAAGCCAAATTTTTGTAATGCTATGTTCTATTGCTGCTATAGGTTGCTTAGCTGCGGGGTTCGCATTTAGTTGGTTCGACAAACAGAGATGGGAGTTGCCTTTCTGGGCAGCAGGAGTTTGCGGGATAATGGCATTCGCTTCTTGGTGCATGTCTCATAAAAATGTCGACATGTCTGGAGGTAAAGCTACAGAAATAAAAATGAGTGCGACTGAGATGTCCGTCGTGATAGACCCTAGGACTGACTTATCTCAAAACTTGATGCAGCACTTTGCGACATTTTTCAATGCAGTAGCACATCGAGCGATGCTACCTCCGTCCAGCGGTATGGTTGACAGTTCAGGTAATGTGATTCCAGACTCAGAGCAGGATGCAGCGTTGGCTGTACAAGCTGCTAATGATTTGGCTGAGAAGCAAACTGCTGAGTTAGTGGCGTTATTAGGGCCTTCTGGCTCAACTGCAATTCCAGGATCATCATTACACAACCCAAATTTTTCTGAAGATAAGGGGCTAGATGTGCCGGTTGTTGATATCCCGCGCAAATAAATAATGTCACCTCGCGCCTTACCTGTCGGCATGTCGGCTTTCGTCGGTTGTGTGAATTGAGAGGCAGAACCAACACTCGCCATTTGTGATTTGCCTGGCAGTTGAGCCGGGCAGATCAAGCGATTGATGAGCGCGTGCGAGACTCACCGCCGCCAGGAGCAATGCCCTACATGAGCGACTGCACGCTCAGGCTCCGCTCCCATGCACGAAGGCGTTCGGCAGGGGAGAACTGCGATTCACTTCGCCCACGGCCCTCAACATTACATCCATTCGGTCAGGCGGTAAGTGACCACAGCGTGCCTCCATGGCTGAATCCGCGCCACCGGCCACCCCAGTTTGTTTTTTGCGTGAAGATCCGCCGGGCACTGTAGTCATCAATGAACCAGACCTTGCCACGGTGTTCCACTTCCATGCTGGCGTAGCGATCGGCGACCTGGTTGAAGAAGAATCTTCGCCCGTGGGCACCGATGATCCGGATCACCTGGTTGACCTGCTCGGTGCGTTGCTGCTTCAGGGTTAGTTTGTTTTCTGTAGGCATGGGGAGTCCTTGCCGGGCCATGCCCGGGCGGTTAAGGGTGGGGAGGTCAGGCGCTTGCGGATAGGGCGAGGATTTCGTCGCCGCCGCGCGCGAGGCCGGCGTGCAACTCCACCTTTTGACCGGCGAGCATCCCGGCGATCTGGGCGTGCATATCCAGCTCGACGCTTTTTCTGTTCCGGGACTCTCTGATGTCTTGGGCGGCAAGGTATTCACTGATCAGCGCCTTGTCCTGCGCCTGAACCGCTATGAGGTCTTTGCCGTTGCCAAGCTGGCCGAGTGGATTATCATCGGCTTGAGGCACAAGCGCCTTCAGCTTCGACTGAACTTCCCACACCCACGCCAAAGCGAAATGATCACCTGCGGTCTCTGCCGAATACTGACTGCGATGGATGCCAGATCTGACTCCTGAACAGTAGGTCTTGCGGGCTTGCGTGAGCTTGGTGTGCAGAGCCTCATACGCGTACAGGGCGATGTTTTGGGCGGGGGAAACGCCAACGAATGTCGCGCACTCAACGACTTGGGCCTTCGCGGAACACCACGTTCTGCGCCGCAGGGTGGTGCAGCTGATTGCGTCTGCTACAGCAATGCTCAGTTGCTGATCCCATGCTGGTCGACGCTTGGTGCGGAACAGGGCCGGCTCAACCTCACCGACGTCGCTCAACTTCACATCCATTTCTGTCAGGCGATACTCGCGCATCAATGCCTGAGCCTGCCGAAGCGCCGTTGCAGCTTCGTTTTCGTTAGCGCTCTGCGCCAGGGCCAGGCAGTGCTTGATCTTGCGGATCGCCCGCTCTAGTTTCTTTTCGTCGATCTGTTGTGCGGACATAGGGGATCCTCGCCGGCTGGCGTGATTCGGTTAAGTGAGGTATTTGTAAGATTCAATGTTTTCGAGGGAGGCGAGCATGGGCCAGATCACCAGAGTCTTTAAACTGACCGTTGAAACGGATAACGCTCAAAAATTTCCTTGCAAAAAATGCTGTGTGGAAACCAAGCATAGAATCGTGGCATGCCTTGAAGAGAATGGCTCTGAGGACTGCGGTGGTGGAAACTCTGTCGACTGGAACGAGGAAAATCAGATAATTCAATGTCTAGGATGCGAGGAAGTGTCGTTTAGAGTTTGCTCTACGAACTCTGAGGACTACGAGCATGACTATGAAACCAATGATGCATATTACAATCGCACGATTACCTATTACCCCGGTCGAGTTCCAGGCTCAAAAGTTATCGATCATTGGTTGCTGCCTTGGGGTATTGGACAAATATATAAAGAGGCTCGAACAGCCGTCGAAAGCGAGCTTTTTATAATCGGTGGAATCGCGATTAGGGCTTTACTTGAATCAATATGTTCCGACGTTAAGGCCAAGGGTCGTAATCTCGAGTTGAAAATTAATGATCTTCATGAGCGATCCCTGGTCACCAAAGAGGGTGTTGAAACGCTGCACAAGATCAGGCTTCTAGGCAATCGTGCAGCTCATAAAGCGTTGGCACATTCGAAGGACCAACTCCTGCTAGCTCTTGAAGTCATTGAGCACATCCTGATTGGGACATACATCATTCCAGAAAGAGCGAAAGCTATATTTAAGAATATTGACGTGGTGAAAAAATTGCCCGCTCCCGAGCAATAGATGTCGAGATCGACCAGACACAATTCTTAGCTACCGGTGGTGGCAATTTGGTTTGGGTTGGGGTATTGATGCCATAACTTATCGGAAAGGATGCACATCAAATGGCTCAGGAAATGGCTATGGTGACTGTCGGCGTGATATCTGCCATTTCTGTGTTGGCCGGTTCCTCGTTAACTTGGCTGCTTAACAACATCACGACAACGGAGGTTGCGAAACGAGCAGAACAGGCAGCGATTCGCCTCTTGGTAGAGGGTCACTACCTTTCCGTAATGACGGCACTTGAGAGCTTTCTAAGGGCTAACGAATTCGAGCAAGATATCCACGGCGAACTTTCAGCCATGAATGCCGCGATAGATCTGTTCGCCAATAAAGCCGTCAAAGACAACTTTGTTTCCATTACTAGCCTGATCAATGACTTTCAGGACGAGGCGGAATCCTTAATCCCTAGGCCTCAATCACTTTCTGACGCCGGGAAGCGCCTGAAAACAAAGTGGAAGAGGGTGCTGATGGAAAAAGAAAAGTTGGCAGAGGCAATGCGGGATCATATGCGAGAGCTCCAGAGCTTTACTCGGTAAGTGCTGGCCCAAACGGTGAGGTAATTTCATCCTCTGGCTCGGGTGGGTCGTCGGCGAGCGACTTCAAGCCAGCGGCTTGGATAATCTGCGACACCTTTTCAGTAACGACAAAAGGTGTCGTGACACACTTGAGCATCTGCGCCTGAGTTTCGAAGTCGGCGGTGATCAGGTTTATGAGGAGCCGCTGGTGGATATCCTGCTGGTTGTTGATGCCGTGGGCCTTCATCACCTTGCGAAGATCGCGCTTGAACACCCCAGCCACTTCAACCGTAAACTTCTCGACGCCCAATGCAGCATCCTTCGCTGCTGCCTTCTCGCGCTTTCGGCGTTGCTTCAAGGCTTCCGCCGTCGGCTGTTGCTCTTCCTCGGCCATGGCCTACCTCTTCGATTTCATGTGCTGGCAAATCAAGCCATACCTTCCGCCGGTGTTGTCGTAACTGGTTGCTGAGGCGCTTCATGGGATTACGCTGATCACTGCAACCAACCTTCGATGTTGATCTTCTTGCCATCGGCGCGAGCCTCTAGCACCTGGGCGCGGATGATCGCTGCCTTCCATGTGAAGCACAGCCCCATGACCTTGCCGGTGGAGCGTTCGACGACGTGATAGGTGCTGCGGCCCTTATTGACTACCTGGAAGCGAACCTCCTGCACGGGCTGCTCTTTGCCGATCAAGACGTACATCGCACTGGTGGCAATGGTTGCGCGGACACGGAGAGCCGCGAGCCCTTCGGCACGCTCTTGAATTGATGGAGGCATATCTTTTTCCTCGATTTTTGAGTTAGGCGAGCAGCATCGGTTGTTCGGCGCGGCGCACCATCCTAACCTCTGCTGTACGGCGTTCTGGCACCCGGCGATCACGACGCATTGACTCGTCACCGATCATTGCGTGCATGGCGATCAGCGCCGCCAGGGCGAAGCACATTGGCGAGATGATCTGCCGACGCATGGCCTCGGCAACCGCGGCGGTCTGCCGGTTCACGCCCAGCTTGAACATTGCACAAGAAAGACGCTTGGCCACAGTGCAGGCAGCCACGTCGAACTGGCGGGCAATCTCCTTGGCTGTCATGCCCTGAGCCGTGCCCAGCAGGTACTGCAATTCTTTTGGTGCGAGGCCGCGTCCGAGATGACCCTTCCATGCGCCGCTGACGATTGTTGCTTCCATCAATGTGACTCCCGGTTGGTTTCCCAATGCACCCGGCCAACCAGGTGCATCAGTGAAAATTCCCGCTGATCCTTCGGCGCTACTGGCGCGGTACAGATCGATTCAAATTGTTCGTCCAACCGCGGGCCTTTCGGCTTGTTCTCCCGCTGGATAACTACATTTGGCGCTTTACGCTGCACGCCCGGGTCAGTTGCCAACCCTCTGAACCGTTGAGGCCGGTTCATCGCTGCCTTCCATCTGGCCGGTTGTTATCCGGCGATGAAGTAAATTAACCGGCGGTTTATATTTGTGTCAATACCGGCGGTTAATTTATTTTTTGTGTGAGTGAGTTAAAATTTCGAATTGCTGTATATTCATACAGTATACTTTTGAGGTTTAAGATGGTCAGCGCACAGAAGAAGCAAGAACAAAAATCAGAAATGAGCGGTATGGAGCGCTTAGCGTTGCGCGTTTCATCGATGATCAACCACCCCGTGGCGCAGGCGCAGCGCTGGGTGACGATTCATCGCCTGGACACGGACGGAGATCGGGAGTGGGAAGAGGTTCTAGGGGTGATAGCCGAAACCGACGAGCTTGAGTTGACGCTCAATGACGATGGCAGCGTGACGGTAAGGTGGGAGCAGCAGGAAGTCGAGGCGGCAGGGCAGGGTGAACCTGCATTTGAGCAGGAAGAGGAGGTGGCGCCTTTCTAGCGGAGTTGCCGATAACGGCTACTCTTAGGTAAGTATAAATGTGATAATAGCAAGCAAGCTTGGTGGCGCTAAGCCATCATCGAGTTGAGTTTTAAATGTTTCTAATTTTAGGAGTCTCTGCTCAGTGTTTTCCGAGAAAGAGATAAAAGCGGTTCTTATTGACTGGCTTTTTGACAGGGGCATGGTTAATGACGCTGTTATAGTTAACGAGATGGTTGTAGCCAACTGGTCTCGACGAGCGGACATCGCCGTTGCTAATGGTCGCCTTTATGGCTTTGAGATAAAAAGTCATTTTGATACTTTGAAGAGGTTGCCGGGTCAAGTTGAGTCTTTTCAGGCGCATTTTGATAAGGTCGTTGTAGTTGCCGCGACCAAATTTATTGCCTCGATACAACGGGACTATCCTTCAGAAATTGGAATACTCGAGGTTTACGACGCGTCTGGTCGTGCAAAAATTCGTCAAGTTCGACCTGGTCGTATATGCGAAGTTAAGGATGTCTCAAAGCTCACAAGCCTAATAACCAAGTCAGAGCTTGAAAGATTTGTAAAGCAGAGTGGCGTACCATTTCAGGCAGGAATGCTTAGGTCCGAGTTGGTCAACGCCTGCGGCTTGAGAGCTTCCAAACAGCTACGATCATATGTTTTAGACTGCATCAAGCAAAGGTATAGTAGTTCATTCAGAAATTTCTTAAATGAACGACAGGTCTGTACGACTGAGGCATGCCTTGATCTCCTCAGCAAAAGCGCAACAATTCGGGTTAATCTCGAGCGTCAGGTCGCTATGTATAGCGAAGGGTATCATCCAGCTCAGCGCGCTGAAAAGAAGATAGACTTCAGCATACTGGGTGATGGGATTGAGGCTCTCGAATTTGAGATGCCTCAATCAGTGTTGATACGTAGAAGGACTCAGAAATCAAAGTCGTCGAAGTCTTCTTCGTCAGACTGACTTTTACTGTTCAAGTCTATCTGTCGACTAATATGCATGTTAACCCGGGCGGCGATCCATGACGCAGGGGTTTTCATATTGTCGATCTCACCTTGTGCTGCTTTCATGATTTTCTTCGCTCCCCATGTTTCATCATCTGCTATCTCAGGAAATGCGTCGATAATATCCTCGGCCGCTGAAATGTACCCTTGTGAATTGGTGTCTGAGCGCCGCTCAAACACCCAAGCATCATTTAAGGGGTAATCAATTCGAGCGATAAATCTCCCGCCGGAAGTTGTATATACTCTCGAGTGTATAGATCCATGGTCGCCATATATTACAGCCTCTCTGCCTATCGCGGCATGGAGTTTCGTCTCCATGATGTCAATTACTCCGGTTTTTCCCTTGCTATTGACATCTATAAAAGGCATGACTGAGGATGGGAAGCTAGTTGATGCGACGCTTATGATTGCGCTATCTACTTCGTCCCTAATAGAGTTTATCAAGGTCACAGTTCCGGCAAGCGAAGCGTGAAGGGTATCTCTAATATAACCTGCATCAATTATTACAAGTGCATTATCCGAAGAGTCAAGCGCTGACACCGCCGCAATTACGTTGTTTGTCTGGTTGCTAAAACTACTAATCTTAAAAACAATTTTCCCGAGCCCGGCATTCTCAAAGGCGCGAGCCTGTCGGATCACCTGAGATATTTTTGAATCATCAGTTATTTGAATTACTGGGATTATCGGGTGATCAATTTTGCTAACGAAATTCCTCCAGTTTTTAAAATCAGAATCTGGGTTTCTAAGCTCAAAGATATCCTTGGTTAGGTAGCTCGGATCTGTAGTCAGATCCAAAGCAAAAGGCCTACCATTACAAGCTGAAATGACTTCTCTCAGGGATGTGACAGTATCAGTTTGTCGCGGCCAAACACCAAGAGTGAATAGAGGGATTACGGCATCTTTACATGAGTCAGAAAGCTCCCCGAAACCTTTTACTTCCGCTGGCCGGCTTCGCAGGTTTGGATAATAGGTGTAATCGTTAAAGTCAATTTTCATCAATCATATCCTCAGATTCAATCCTTTGCTCTTTGGGGGACTGCCCTGAAGCTTTTTTAGAGCCCGGGGTGGCGCGTGGCCGAGGTTTGACGGCACTCTTCGTAGCTGTAGCTATCACATATGATCCGATTTCAGTAAGTCTGTCGTTTGCATATTCCAGTTCGCCAACTCTCGCCGCTAGTTCTATTGAATTTTGCGTCTGTTCAGCAGCGGTGTGGCTTAATACACCATTTATCTCAATTAACTTGAAACAGAGCCGTGTTAGAAATGTGCCTATAAGAATTGCCGAAATCCATCCAGACAGACTTAGCCATAAATTTCTCTCCCCAGAGTTTGAGTAGTAGACAGACAAAGCGATACCTGCGGCGCCCAAAAAAGTGCCAGCTACACCGTAGTAAAACCCTGCGAGCGAGACGCTATCGGAATGTGATTTTTTTGATCTGCCACTGTGACCCTCCATGCTCCAAATCTCCATGAATTACAATCGGCTAAACTCTTCGCTCATTACGGTTTAATAGAACTACGTGCAACGGCAACCTTGGCGAAATTAGCTTTTGTTGTCCGATAGGGGGCAAGACGCTTCTGGACTGCTGCTCCGCATCCAAATAGCGCATCTTTTTTGAGCCAAAAGTCGACTTGAGCCGGTTTGTAGAGTCTTTAAGATCGTGACTATTGGCTGGGTTTACCGTGGGGTATGGCGTCATACCGGTTGTCCGTTCCATACATACAGCACCCGGGCCAGGATGTGGGTGTCATCCACTCGGATGTCCTCAGCCTCATGGTGCTTGTTGTCCGAGATCATCTTGAAGCGGTCCTTGCCTTTCTTCTGCAGCCGCTTCACGTAGAGCATGTCGTCATGGGAGAAGAGGTAGATACCGTCACCCATGAACTCCCGAATAGTGATATCCACCAGCAGCGGGTCACGATCCTTGATCGTTGGCGCCATCGACTGACCCCACCCGGTAATCATTTTCAGGTGAAAGTGTTCTTTGAAGGTGAGACCGAGGTCGCGTAGATGCTTTGGGCTGACCCTGATGTCCTGGAGCATTTCCGGGTATTCATGAGGGATCTGCCCACCGCCCATCGCTGCGCGCACGTCGTAGTGGGCAATCCAAACCTCGTCGCCTATCTGACCTGGGCGAGAATATTCAACCGGAACCATATTACCTAAATCGCTTTGCTCCGCAGCTGCAAGGAGGCTTGCGCGAGCGGCATCTGAAAGACCTTTCCCTTTTGCTGCGAGCATCTGCCGAACCATTTCCGATGCTGAAAGGCCGGCGTCCTGATGATCAATACTCGTCAGTCCAGCAATCTCAACTGCGAGCCGCTTACTGAAACGTTCAACGGGGACCCCCAGTAGCCTGGATAGGACGGCTGCGAATTTCGCGTTGAGCGGATTCGTTCCGTTTAAATACATGGCTACCGCCGCGGCCGATATATCAGCCGCCTCAGCCAAGCTGGCCTGAGTTAGGCCCAGCGCATTCTTCTTTGAGACGAACAGGGCTTTCGCCGCTTCACACTCAGCTTTGAGTTCCGGGGACAGCTCTTTCTTTTTGGTCATTTGTGAAATTTAACCGGTGGTTAAGTTATTTGCGCTAACCGCCGGTATTGCTTGAAGGCTAACCGCCGGTTAATATTGCATGCACACATCATCCTTGTTGGGCCAAGAAATGAAGAAGACGCCGTTACCAGAGTTGGTAGGGAGGATCGGGCAGACCGCTGTCGCCAAGGCACTCGGCGTCAGCTCTCCTGCCATCTCAAAAGCACTTCGAGCCCAAAGAGATATTCAGGTTCAAGAGCACCCGGACGGCACATTAACCGCTGAAGAGGTACGACCGTTTCCATCGCAATGCAGCGCTCTGGTGGGGTGAATTTTCCCTTAGTCCAGAGCCCGGGAAAAGTGATTTGGATTAGCTGTTGATTCATCCAGTCCCCAAATCGCAGGCATAAAAAAACCGCCTGGCAGGGCGGTTCAGTACAGCGTTTTAGCGAGGTCAATAATGATCAAAAACACCCCTCCAGTCAATAGTTCTGGCGATGTCGCGACACTATCCGGCGAGCCCGAAAAGGTGTCTCGACACTCAGTCACCAATCAATCCGCAGCGATGAATGCCGCCCTGATGATCAGTGGCCAGTATTCGCGCGCTTCTAAGTCTCAATTACGCCGGGAATGCCTCGATTACTTGAAGGCATTCCTGGCTGCTGCCCAGGATGTCCCTGCATGAGTACCATCATCATGAGTCTGTGCTGGCCGTTGCAAGGCATGAGCGGCCCGCAAAAGGCTGTACTGATTTCGTTGGCCGATAATGCAAACGACGAGGGTGTCTGCTGGCCTTCAGTCGCTCGTATCTCCGAGCGGACTTGCCTCGCAGAAAGGACTGTTCAGGCCGCCATAAAGTGGCTCGCTCAGGTGGGCATTTTGTCTGTCCGGGAACGGATGGGGCGCTCGACGATTTACACCCTAACCCCCGCATCTTATGCACCCCCGCAGGCCGCGCACCCCGCAGCAGATGCACCACCACCCCCGCAGCTCACGACACAAACCCCCGCAGCAGCCGCACCCAGAACCGTAATAGAACCATCAAGTGAACCGTCACCTCTTGTTGGCGCCGAGCAACCAAAGAAAATTTTGAAGCCGAAATGCCCAACCCAGGCAATCGTCGATTTGTTCAACGCAACGATCCCGGAGTTTCCCCGGGTCATGTTGTTGACCAAAGATCGTATTGCCAAGGTCAGCGCACGGTGGAACGAAAGCGATGTTCATCAGGATCTCAGTTTCTGGGCTGAGTACTTCGCCTTGGTGCGTTCCAGCGAGTTTCTGATGGGCAAGGTCTCGGCTTCTGGCGGGAATCCTTTCCGCTGCAACTTCGATTGGCTTATTGCCCCGAGCAACTTCGTGAAGGTCGTTGAGGGTAATTACAATGCGTGATCCCTACAGCCTGGAAGCAGAACACGGTGTGCTGGGGGCGATGTTCCTGCGCCCTGAGCTGATCGACATATTGGCCGCCGACCTGGTGCCCGAGGACTTTTACTACGAGGACAACGCCGAGCTGTATCGCGGGATTTTGGCCTTGCACGGTGATGGTCATCCCGTCGATATCGTGACGGTCGGGGTTTATGTGGGTGATCTGCCTGGTGGTGCGAGTTCGTTTGCCTACGCTGCAGAAATTGCCCGCAATACGCCAAGCGTTGCAAACGCCGCTTCCTACGCTGGAACGGTTCGTGAGCGCAGCTTGGATAGGTCGATCATCGAACTGAGCGTGCGGATCAACGACATCGCCCACGGCGACCAGCCAGCGGCTGACAAGGTTGCAGCGGTACAGGCTGAGTCCCACGCCATTGACAGCCAATCGGCGACATCCGAAGTGGTCAAGGCTGAGGACTTTCTCAACGACTACATCGAGGTTCTACAAGCTCGGGCGGATCGCGGTGATGAGATTGACGGCTTGTCCACGGGTATTCCTGATTTGGACGAGAAGCTGCAAGGCCTCAAGCCTGGCCAACTGATCATCATCGCTGGCCGCCCGGCCATGGGCAAAACCACGCTCGCCATGAACGTCGCGTCTCATGCGGCTATCCGTGATGGCAAAAGCGTGATGGCGTTCAGCCTGGAAATGGATAACACGGGCCTGATGGATCGCTTCATGGCGTCCGAAGGGCGAGTGCCGTTACAGCTGATCAAAAATGGCAAAGCCCCTAATACCCACGGCGCCGAGCTGATGAGTGCTGCCGGCAAGCTCAAGAAGTCGAACCTGTTCCTGTCGGATCGCGCGTCGATGTCGATGAATCGGCTGCGCTCAGCCGCTCGCCGCCATAAGCGTCGGTATGGTTTGGACCTCATTGTCATCGACTACCTGCAGTTGTTGGAGTCCGACTCGCGCACGTCCAGTCGTGAGCAGGAAGTCAGCCACATGACGCGCACCGCGAAGCTCATGGCCCGAGAGCTGGGCGTTCCGGTGATCCTGCTCAGCCAGCTCTCCCGTAAATGCGAAGAGCGCCCGAACAAGCGTCCGCTGTGTTCTGACCTGCGTGAATCCGGCGCTATTGAGCAGGACGCAGACATCATTTTGTTCGTGTACCGCGATGAGGTCTACCACGAACACTCCGAAGCCAAAGGCATTGCCGAAATCATTATCGGCAAGGGCCGTGATATTGCCGGCGGCATCGTGCGCGCCGCTTTCCACGGTCAGTACAGCCGATTCGAACAGCTCGCAGCGGGCTGGGTTGAGCCGACTAAACCCGAAAAGGTCAGCAGTCTGGCCGGTCGTTACACAAAGGGAAAAAACTGATGGCACTGATTCGCCTGGCCGTTCCGGTTCCGGCCAATTACCGCTATGCGGTGCATTGCTGCGGCTTCAAGTTGGACATGGACGTCCTGCCTGACCATGCCGTGGCTTTGTTCGCTGATGAGGCCATGGCCAAGCGCTACGGCGATTGGATGTGGCCATCGACTTTTGAGGTCGTTGACCTACTTGCCCGAAAGGAGGGCAACGTTTGAATACCCAAATCAAAACCCTGACAGTAAAACTGTCGGATGCCGAGATTGTGCGCAACGCCAAGCTCGAGCATGTGCGTGACCTGCGTGATGCGGGCCACCCGGCGCTGCACTTTCGTTTCGCCAAGAACCGTGCGCGCGGCTCCTGGTACCTGCTCCACAAGCGGCAGTGGCATCGCATCGGAGCCTATCCAGACCTGAACACTAAGCAGGTGATCGCAGCGTTGCCTGCAGTGCGCCTTCGCGTGGCGGCTGACGGTGCGGCCAGCGTGTCGGGCTGGCTGACCGTCGGCGAGCTGCTCGACTGGTTCGGTGAGCGAATGGCCAAGTCGCGGGCGCTGTCCGACAAGCGTCGCGCGGCCATCAAGTCTGCGATCAGCTGCCAGCTCAAGCCGCGGCTGAATGATTTGCTGCTTCGCGATGTCAACGCCCAGGCCCTCGACCGGTTGCTGATGTGGCCAGCGCAGGCTGAGCTATCGCTGTCGTATGTTCAGCAGCTGTTTCGTTTGCTGGCGATGGCCTTTCGTCAGGCGCGCAAGCTGGACCTGATCCCCGTCAACCCGATGGCCGAGCTGAAGTTCAGCAACTTCACGTCGGCGCGCATTCAGCCCAAGCCCGCTCGGCTGCGTGATGTGCAGGTGCCCGAGTTGGTGACGCTGCTGGCTGAGCGCTTCGACAGCGCGCCAGGTGACGCCATGCTGGCCTTAATGATGCTGTGCCACGGAACCCGGATCGGCGAAACCCGCCAGGCGCGGTGGGCTGACGTTGCACTTCCTGAGCGTGAGTGGTTCCTGCCGGCGGAACACACCAAGAGCAAGACCGAGCTGCGCGTGCCGCTGACTGATCAAGTGCGCGCACTGCTGCGCCGTTACCGTGACCGCCAGACAGCCCAAGGATATGCCGGTGCCTTCCTGTTCCCGTCACGCCGGGGCAAGCCGCTGAGCGACAACCAGGCGAGCGCCGTGTTCACGCGGTTGGGGCAGGGCGCCTGGACCAGTCACGATCTGCGCAAGGTCGCCCGCACCGCCTGGACTGACCTCGGCGTCGACGGCCACATCGGCGAGATGCTGCTGAACCACTCCCTGGGCAAGATCGCCTCAACCTACATCAACACCCAGGCCAAAGAGCAGCGCCGCCAAGCCTTGGTGAAGTGGCACAACTGGTTAGATGCGCGTGGCTTCAAGGCGATTCACGCGCAGACAGGCGTTAGATATGAAGATTCGCAAAACCTCGTAGACGCCTTGAATGGCGGGGCCTGCGAGCCAGAACCACAATTTGTTAAGGGCGAGGATTTAAAACGTGCAGAAACGACAGGGGCATGGCTTTAAGCGGGAGCGGATCGAGCTAGAACTCTGCTCGATCTGCAAGGGCAGGGCGGTGGTAGCGGGGGTGTTTTATGAGCTGGTTTGCACGGATTGCAACGGCTCAGGTTGGGTTGTTAAGGGGACCAAGTTGTTGCTTTCTGCCGACGAGTTGGTCACCCAATTGAGTTTCAAATTGCAGCAGGTACAGCGCGAAGTCTTGGCGTTAAAGACTCCTTCAGCACCTATAGGGCCACAGAGCCAATACGAACAACCAAACCGCCTGGGAGCAGGCGGAACAAATTACACAGGGGATTGAGAGCATGATGATTCGAAAGCCGGCAGGGCGGCCACTGGGGGATACCGAATATCTGCTTGAGCAATGGGGGTGGTGGAGAATGGACGGGATGGGTGTACCTGGTTACACATCGCCTACTCTGGCGCTGATGCGGCAGGCGGTAGCACAGGTATCAGCTAGTAAGAATTACTGCATCACTGATGATTGGGCAATTGCTATAGACGGCGCCGTAGCGAGGCTTGCGCATCGGGACCAGCAAATGGGCGACATTATTTGGTTATACTATGGCGCGAAGTGGCCAATGCTCCGGATTGCCAAACACTACGGCATGAGCGAAGGGAAAACCAGAGAGCTAGCGAGAGCAGGTACTGCGTGGGTGGATTGTGCTATCGCGAATATAAGGGAGGCGGCTTAAGTAGCCGCTGTTGAATTTTTTGTAATTCATAGAAGGACATGCGGCATGGCTTATCCAAACTTGGTTCTTTATCACTATACTGGTGGTCATGGGCTTGTTGGAATACTGGATTCGAAGCAGGTTTGGGCTACAAATATCCATTGTCTTAATGATTCTAAAGAGTTTGTTCATGCTTTGACTTTGGCAAAGTTCGCAGTTCGGCAAGTCCTTGAGGAGCAAGTTAAAGAAGATTTTGAGATAATCTATGCTGCTGTGGAAAACTCCCTGAACTCCATTTCTGAGCTATCCGTCTACGTTTCTTGCTTCTCAGAGGTAGCGGACTCTTTGAGCCAATGGCGAGGCTACTGCCCGCCAGGATTTGGCTACTGTATTGGGTTCGACGGTAGTGAGTTGGAGTCTGAGGCGCGTCAGCAAGGTTTCATACTTGGGCGGTGCGTTTATGATAGAGGACAGCAAGAAAAAATTTGCTTGGAATGGGCTAATAATACAGTCCGGCGCCTCAAGGAGAACTTGATGGAGTCGTCTGATATTGATAGCGCCGTTACAAACGCGTCAGAGTATTTTTTGGAAGATCTTTATAAGTTTGCACCACTTCTAAAGCATCACTCTTTTCATGGCGAAAGTGAGTGGCGGCTTTTCGGGCTGATTGGAGCATTTGACACGCGCCTACGTGTTCGACCTGCTAAATCTATGCTTGTACGTTATTTAGGTATCGATCTGAAGCTAGGTAAAGATAGCGATATGATCTGGAATATAATGGTCGGGCCTACTCCGCATCAGCAGTTGGCTGTTGGGGCTTTGACTACATACTTCAACAAAGTGAAAATTAGGAACGGTATCGGTACATCTGATACGCCCTATCGAGACTGGTAATCTAACCTTTAAGGTTTTCGTGGGGATAGCTAAAAAGACTTTTCCGCGCGGAATAAGTCTGTTTTCATAGCAGCGTGTATTGCTGTGAACGCAGCGAGACGCCTGCAAAACCCGGTCACTGAGCCGGGTTTTTTGCACCTATTCACAAGCCCCGCCATCGAGCGGGGCTTTTTTGTTTTCGGCCCCACGCCTGTCTCCTTGCCTAAAGCGGATGCCAGCGACGTAGAGGCCGACCTATTTGAGGACTCAAGATGAACTCCGAGCATCAGGCGTTGACCGAGGTGCCCCTGTGGTTATTGGTTCTGCTGAGCCTCGCCGGTTTGTCTGGTGAAATGTTGCGGGCATCAGGCAGTGACCTTGGCCTTCGGCAAATCCTCCAGCGCGTGGCATTGCGCTTTCTTGCGTCTGGCCTGTTGGGGATGGCTACGTTGCTGCTAGCAATGGCTCTCTGGAACAACCTCTACCTGGCGGCCGGGCTGGGCATCGTAATTGCCGTAATCGGAGCAGATGTCGCCGGCGGCCTGTACACGCAGTTCCTGGCGCGAAAGGCAGGTGTTAGTGGCTCTGTTTCAGGCGGCACAACCAACGGCCAATAGATTGGCGAGGCGGGGGAGGTACGATGTTCAAGATTGATATGTCATTGGCCGCAGCTCCGGTTACCGCGGGCATGCTGGAGCTGGAGAAACGGCACATCCCTTTCGTGATGGCTCGCACCGCGACCTTGCTGGCCCAGCGGGTCAAGAAGGGCGCCATTACGGTGATGCAGAAACGCCTGGATCGACCAACCCCGACCACGCTGAATAGCCTGTTCGTGAAGATGGCCACCAAGACGCGCGCTGCCCAGGTCTATTTCAAAGACTCATGGGCATCTGGCATTCCTGCTGACACCTACCTACAGCAGGCGGTGAGCGGTGGGCTTCGGCCTCATAAGCGTTTCGAGAAATCGCTGATTGCGCGCGGCGTCATGCGCAGCGGCCAGTTTGCCGTGCCTACCACTGCTTTCATGAACCAGTACGGCAACGTGTCACGCGGCACGATGCTGAAGATCCTTTCGGGCCTGGGGGCTGCCGAGTCAACGCGGGGCTATCAGGCCAACGCCAGTGACAGCGCCAAGAGTCGCCGCAAAGGCAATGCCCATCGCTTCTTCTCTGGTGATGTCGGTGGCACGCAAGGTGTGTGGGAGCGCAGATCCATGGGCATGGGCGATGCAGTGCGACCGGTGTTCATCTTCAGTGACTCGGCCCCGCGCTATCGGACCATCTTCCCGTTCTTCAAGATCGGGCAGAACATCGTCAATGCGAACTATCAGGCTGACGCCGCTACCGCCTGGGCTGAAGCGATGTCCACTGCTCGCTGATGGTCGTGGTCGTCAGGAATTGGCAAAAAAGGTGAAAAAGTCGGTATTTTTGCCGTATTTCTTGCCTGTTTTGCTTGACAGGCAGGCCGGGCAGAAAAACCAGAAGGTACTCCCAGACCCCACCCCCTAAGGGGGTAATTCGGGCCCCGCGTCTTCGCTATATATGACCCATTTTCAAAGGTTGGTTGTTGTGTAGTTATGGCTAATCAATCGATCACCCGTAAACCTGAGTGGCTGAACAAGTCACGCATGGCGGACAGCCTCGGCATTACCACGCAAGCCTTCGACAAATGGGGAGTGACACCTATCGCCAAGATCGGCAGGGAGTCGTTTTATGACGTGCGTTCTGTGCTGGATAACCGGCTGGTTCACAAGGGTGAGAAACAACAACCGCTCGACGACGGCGGCCAACCTATTGATCCGCTGATTGAGTACAAGCAAGCACAGCAGAAACTGCGGTTGACCACTGAGCAAGCCGATGCCCAAGAAATGCGTAACAGGGTGAAGGCTAAAAAGTTGGTGCCGGTGGACTTCTGTCTGTTCGCCCTGGGTAAGTTGAGCGCCATGCTCGGCTCAACCCTGGACACCATTCACATCAAAGTTAAACGCAAGCACCCGGATATCGAGGTGCGTTATATCGAGGCTATCCAACGTGAAATAGCCGTCACGCGGAACGAAGCGGTCAACCTGGCCGACACCTTGCCGGAGCTTCTAGATGAGTTCGTCGAAGCCCTGGATGAGGGCGCTGATTGATAGCGTCCGTAAGGGCCTAACCGGTCTCTATAAGGAGCCGCCACTAACCGCGGTTGAATGGGCGGATAAGCATTTTTATCTGTCTTCCGAATCTTCCTATCAGGAAGGGCGATGGACCACGACGCCGTTTCAGGTCGCCATTCTCAACGCGATGGGCAATGACCTGATCGCAGTAGTCAACGTGTTGAAGTCGGCGCGGGTGGGCTACACCAAGATGCTGGTGGCCAACAAGGGCTACAAAATCCAGCACAAGAAACGCAACGTATTGTCGTGGTGCCCAACGGACCCCGATGCCGACACCATGATGAAGCGGCACATCGAAACGATGATCCGTGACGTTCCCCTGATGCGTGCCTTGGCACCCTGGTACGGGGTGAAGCACCGGGATAACACCCTGGACGAAAAGCGTTTTGATAACTCGAAAATGTTGTGGTGCCTAGGTGGCAAAGCCGCACGCAACTACCGGGAGAAAAGCCCGGATGAAGTTATCTACGACGAGTTGTCGAAGTTCGACGCCGATATTGAGGGGGAAGGCTCCCCGACAATGCTGGGGGATAAGCGCCTTGAGGGTGCAACGTTCCCTAAGTCGATTCGCGGGTCAACGCCTGGGGTGATCGTTGCCGGCGGTGAGGACGACGAATCAGTGGGGGAGGGCTGCCAAATCAGCCGCGCGGCCGATGAATCGCCGCACTTCCTGCGGTTCAACATTAAGTGCCCATGCTGCGGCACAGAACAGCACCTGAAGTGGGGCGCCTTCGACAAGCCTTACGGCATGCGCTGGCGGCTCGATGGGTATGGCCAGGTAGAAAAGGCCTGGTATTTGTGCGAATCCGGTAACGGTTGCTCGTTTGAGTACCACGAAATGATCCAGGCGTCAGTTACTGGGCGCTACATCTGCGAGCGCCAAGGCATTTGGACCCGCGACGGCATGGAGTGGTTTTCTGCTGATGATCAGCCGATCACTACGCCGCGATCTGTCACGTTCCACATCTGGACCGTATATTCCGAGTTCGTTACCTGGGCTTCCGTGGTCAGTGAATGGCTGAAGGTCGGCAAGGACCGGGGCAAGCTCAAGACCTTTATCAACACTACCTTGGGCGAAGCCTGGGAAGAGGACCAAGGCGAGAAACTGGAATGGGAAGTGCTGGCCAAACGGCGCAGTAGCTACCTGAAGGTGCCCGCCCGTGGCGTTGCATTGTTCGGTGGGATTGATACGCAAGATGACCGGTATGAAGGCCGTGTATGGGCATTCGGCGCCGGTGAGGAAGCGTGGTTGATTCACCGTTGGGTGCTGACCGGCGACCCTGCAAGCGTTGAGCTGCGCAAGAAAGTAGGTCAAGAAATACGCCGCCAGTTCACCCGCGAAGACGGCACGCTAATGCGTGTAGAGCGCTGGTGCTGGGACTCCGGCGGCCACTACTCGGACGAAGTGCGTAAGGAAAGTAAAAAGCACGGCGTCACCTGGGTTATCCCGGTGTTCGGCGCTGCGACCTACGGCAAGAAGATTGCCACCTTTCCGAAGAAAAAGACCAAGGGCGACCGGGTGTACCTCACTGAGGTAGGCACGGACAACGCCAAGGAACTGATCTACAGCCGCTTGAAAATCGAACCGGACGGCGACCGCCCGGTGCCTGAGTGCATTCACTTGCCGCTTAACGAGCTGGTGTGTGACGAAGACGAAATGAAGCAGCTGACCAGCGAGCGCAAAGAATGGGTGGTTTCCAAAGGCCGCCGGGTTCAACGCTGGACCAGCGGCCGCCGCCGCAACGAGGCTCTCGACTGTTTTGTATACGCGCTGGCCGCCCTGCGGATTAGCCAGGAGCGGTTCGGCCTGGATCTGGATCAGCTGGCTTTAGAGGCTCAATTCGTTCCAGCCTCGGGCACATGGGAGGTGCCGCAAGTGCCGGACATGGACGAGGCAGAAGAATCAGAGCCGCCGATTGAATCGGCGCGGCCTGAGCCCCCATCAACTCAAGCCGACGCCCCTGGCGACTGGCACAACGTGGAAGGTAACGGATGGCTATAAACGCGCAGGAGATGCTGGACAAGTATCTGGAAGCGGAGGCCGCCATTCTGCTGGGTAAAACGACCATTTTTAATGGCCGTACCCACACCATGGCCGAGCTGCCGCAAATTCAAGCAGGGCGACGCGAGTGGGAGCGCCGGGCCAACGCCCAGCGGGCCGCCGCGCAAGGCAGTCCGGGTTATGCCCTGGCTGAATTTCGGTGAACATCCTTGACCGCTGCATTGCAGCGGTGAGCCCTGGCGCGGGTCTGCGGCGCCTGGCGGCACGTAGCGGCATTCAAGCCTTCGAGGCGGCCGAAATCACACGTACACACAAGGCTAAGCGACAAACGCGGAGCGCTGACAGCTCGTTGCAGCGAGACGCCGAGTCGTTGCGTGGTCAGTCTCGAAAGCTGGACGAAGACCACGACTTAGTGACGGGGATTTTCGACCGGCTGGAGGAGCGCGTGGTGGGTGGTGCCGGCATCGCCGTGGAGCCGCTGCCCTTAGATCATGCCGGCAACATCCACCTGGGGTTTGCCGCGCAGATTAAAGCCCTGTGGGCCGAGTGGTCGTTGCGCCCGGAAACCTCGGGAGAGCTGACCCGGGCGCAGATGGAGCGCCTGGTGTGCCGCACTTGGTTGCGTGACGGGGAAATGCTTGCCCAGCAACTGCTGGGCAAGGTTCCGAACTTCAAGCACCTGCACAAAGTGCCTTTTTCGTTAGAGCTTCTGGAGCCGGATTATCTGCCCTGGAACTACAACGATGAGGCTAAGGGGATTCGCCAGGGCATCACGCGGGACGCCTGGCGTCGTGTTCTTGGTTACAACCTGCTGAAGCGTCACCCCGGCAGCGCTTTGGGCTTCAGCCTATCCGTAGATACCAAGTTTGTGCCAGCCGAGCGGATGTTGCATATCGCTTACCGTAAACGGATTGGGCAGAACCGTGGCCAGCCGCTATTGCACGCCGTGTTGACACGCCTGGCGGATATCAAGGACTACGAAGAAAGCGAACGTGTTGCAGCGCGCATCAGCGCGGCTCTAGCGATGTTTATCAAGAAGGGCTCAACTGACGATTACGTGATTGCGCCGACTACCGCTGGCAAGGACGGCCAGGCCACCGGTGCGCGAAGCATCCCGATTGCCCCCGGGATGGTGTTCGACGGGTTATTGCCCGGCGAAGACGTGGGGATGATCGAAAGCAACCGGCCCAGCCAGTTCGTAGAGAGCTTCCGTAACGGTCAGTTGCGAGCGGTCGCGGCTGGTACGCGTATTGGTTACTCAACCGCGACTCGCAGCTACACGGGCACTTATTCGGCCCAGCGCCAGGAGCTGGTCGAGTCGCAGCTGGGTTACGACCTGCTGCAACATGAGTTCATCGACTACTGGGCGCGCAAGGTTTACCGGGCCTTTGTCGAAATGGCCTTGGTGAGCGGCGTACTGGTGCCGCCTGGCGACGTCAACATGGACTCGGTTTATAGCGCGGTTTATCAGGGACCGGTGATGCCCTGGATTAACCCTGTGCATGAGGCGACCGCCTGGGATTCGCTGGTGCAATCGGGCTTTGCTGATGAGGCAGAAGTAGCACGCGCACGCGGTCGTAACCCGCAAGAGCTGAAGCGTTCGCGTCAAGCGGAAGTTGAAAGCAACCGGGCAAAAGGGCTGGTGTTCAGCTCGGACGCCTATCACAAGTTCTACGGGAAAGTGACCGTCAATGCAGACCTATCAAGCGAAAAAGAGAAAGCCTAACGCGCCGCCCCTGATGCTGCCCCGGGCATCGGTTCAGTCTTCGGTTTCGGCCGTGATTACGGCGGCAAACCAACCGGTGGAAAGCTGGTACTCAATGCGTGCGATGGCGCGCGGCAGTATCGAGATTCTGCTGTATGACGAGATTGGCGGGTGGGGGATCACCGCCAAACAGTTCGCCCAGGATCTGGCGGCGTGCGGTGACGTGTCACAGATCAATTTGCGCATCCATTCCCCCGGGGGTGATGTGTTCGCCGGCATGGCGATCTACAACACCTTGAAGGCGCACCCGGCACGGGTAGACGTGTACATCGACGGCTTGGCGGCTTCAATGGCCAGCGTGATCGCGATGGCGGGTGACAAGGTCTACATGCCGACTAACGCCATGATGATGATTCATAAGCCCTGGGGCGCGCAGGGCGGTGACGCGGACGACATGCGCCGTTATGCCGACCTACTCGACAAGGTTGAGGGGACGTTGGTCCAGGCCTACGTCAGCAAGACCGGCAAGAGCGCGGAAGAAATTCACGCGTTGCTGAAGGATGAAACGTGGATGGATGGCAGTGAGGCGGTGGCAGCCGGCTTTGCTGATCAATTGATTGACCCCCTGGTGGCTGCCGCACAACTCAAATCGAAACGCATGCAGGAGTTTGAACACATGCCACCAGAAGCTTTTAGCTCGCTGATGAACCCGCGTAACCAAGTACCAGCCCCAGCCCCAGCGCCGGCTTCTGCACCTGCACCGGCCCCCGCTGCTACGCTGACCCCTGAACAGATCCGGGCCCAGGTACTGGCGGAAGAAGGCGAGCGACGCACCGGAATTACTGCCGCTTTCGGCGGTTTTGCCGCCGCACATTCGGACCTGCTGCAAGCTTGTGTGACTGATATGGCCTGCACGGTGGAAGGCGCGCGCGCGTTGTTGCTGGCCAAATTGGGCGAGCAAACCACCCCGTCCAATATTTCGGGCATGCACGGCCATATTTCCAACGGTAATTTGGTCGGTGATTCGGTGCGCGCTTCGCTGGAGGCGCGCATTGGCATTACAGCTATCGAGGCCAGCAACGGTTTCAATCACATGAGCATGCGCGAGCTTGCCCGTGCGTCACTGACCGAGCGCGGCGTTCTGGTGGCCACGCTGAATCCGATGCAGATGGTCGGTTTGGCGTTTACCCACGGTTCCAGCGACTTTGGGCAAATCTTGCTGGATATCTCTGGCAAGTCGGTGTTGCAGGGCTGGGAAGATGCGCCCGAGACGTTCCAGCTTTGGACCAAAAAGGGCCAGCTGAGCGACTTCAAAACGTCTTCCCGTGTCGGCCTGGGTGAGTTTCCGAGCCTGCGGGAAGTGCGCCCCGGTGCTGAGTACAAACACATCACGCTGAGTGATCGTGGCGAGCCAATCACGCTGGCTACCTACGGCGAAATGTTTTCGATTACTCGCCAAGCCATCATCAACGATGACCTATCGTTGCTGAGTGACGTGCCGTACAAGATGGGCCAAGCCGCGCGTGCGACCATCGGTGATTTGGTCTATGCGGTGCTGACCAGTCCGCCGAAGATGCGCGACGGCAAGCCGCTGTTTGACGCCTCTCGCAAGAACTGGGCGACCGGCGCCGGCTCTGAGCTGTCCATTGCCAGCCTGATCGCCGGCAAGACCGCGATGGCTTCGCAGAAAACGCAGGTAGAAGGCGGCAAGGCCCGTACTCTCAACATCCGACCGGCCTACGTGCTGACGCCGGTTGCCCTGGAAGATAAGGCCAATCAGCTGATCAACTCGGCCTCGGTACCGGGCGCAGATGTTAACTCGGGGATCATCAACCCGATTCGTGGTTTCGCCCAGGTAATCGGTGAGCCGCGTCTTGATGATAGTTCGGCAAGTGCCTGGTACATGGCTGCCAAGCAGGGTACCGACACCATTGAGGTGGCTTACCTCAATGGCATCGACACTCCCTACGTCGAACAACAGAACGGTTTCAGCGTCGACGGCGTGGCTAGCAAGGTCCGCATTGATGCTGGCGTGGCACCTGCTGACTATCGCGGCCTGTACGGCGCTGCCGGCAAGTAATCCGCGGCTTCCCCTGATAGCCCCGCCGTGTGCGGGGCTTGTTGTTTCTGTGTTCTGGAGAATTGAACGATGTCTAAGAATTACCAAAGCCCCGGGCAGACCGTCACCTTTATTTCACCCACTGCTGGGACGACTTCGGGTGTTCCTCTGGTGATTAACGCTCTGGTGGTGGTGCCTATGGATACCACTACTAAAGGCCAGCTGTGTGTCGGTGCCCTCGGCGGTTCGTGGTTGCTGCCCGTCACGGGAGCCCTGAAGCAAGGCGCGAAAGTAAGCCTTTTGGCGGGCGGCCTGGTGGCCGATGGGACCGCTGACGCGGTGCCATTCGGCAAGCTGCTGGGCGATGCCTCTGGTGGCTTCGCTGAAGCGCTGTTGATCCAGTAATGGCCGGCGGCTTTCGAGCCCTGGCTGATCGTATGGACGCCCTGGCAGTGCGGCGCCTGGGCGATCCTGCGACGTTGGCAGATGGTCGACCTGTTTACGGCGCGTTCGCCTCGCCCTTTGTCGGCGCTGAAATTGGCGGCGGTAAGACGGGTGCGGCGCGATTGGGTGGCGCAATCAACGCCGATGAGGTGTTGGAGCCCACGCTGACCGTGCGCGTGGTCGACGTCCAGGGCGTCAAAAAGGGCGATCATTTAACCATTGAGCTGCCGGCCCTGCTGGGCGGTGGCCGTTACAAGGTTGTCCGTCTGAAGCCCGATGGTTCCGGCATGGTCGACTTAGTATTGAGTGTGTCCAATGAGCGAACTGACGACATTACATGATGCGATCACTCGCATTATCAGCGAGCGCATGCCCAAGGTGGTGCATGTTGAGCAGTTCCCGGAGTTGGGCGCCGAGGTGATGACGCCGGCGCTGTTGTACGGGATCACTGATATGGCCCCTGGTCTGGATCGGGGAGAGGGAAAAACGGCGGTCATTGGTCGTTTTCAGTCCTGCATTCTGGTGGAGGCGGACCGCCCCAGGGCGTCGCTCCAGGCCGCTATCTTGGCCGGCCAGATGATGACCGTGCTAAAGGATCAGTGGTGGGATGTGGATTTTGTTACCGGTCCACCAGAGCAGGTCCACGCGCAGCCAGAAGCCCCAACGCTGGAGCTGGAGCAGTTTGTTATGTGGTCGGTTCAGTGGGTTCAACCCTTTGAACTCGGTGAGGCGGCGTGGCCGTGGCCTGACGAGCCCCCGGGCTCTCTGATGTTGGGAATCAACGATGACCCCAAAGAAGATTTTTTCTCGCCGGGGGACCTGACGTGAGCTACGCCAGTGCACAGCATGACCGCATGATCGCCGCCATGCTGATGCCCTGCGTCGTGGTCGGCGTGGATCTTTCGGCCGCTGCGGTGCGTGTCAGCAATGGCGAATGGACAAGCGCATGGGTTCGCTGGCACAGCCTGGCGGCTGGTAAGGCGCGTCACTGGAGGGCGCCAAGCCTGCGCGAGCAGGGAGTGTTGTTCAATCCCAGCGGAGAGGCTGGCATGGGTACTTTTATCCCAGGGCTGTACGGCAACGCCGGCGGCCCGCCGGACAATCGTGATCATGTGGAAGTTTGGCGGTTTGATGACGGCGGCTCCCTGGTCTACGACTGGCAAGCCAAGTCCTACGCCATTACCTTGCCCAGCGGCACGGTTTCCATATCAGTCGGTGCCGCTTCGGCGGTGGTGACCGATAGTGCCGTTACGGTAACGGCAGGTGATATTGATTTGAAAGGTTCGGTCAAGGTGGACGGCCCTTTACTTGTCACGGGGGACATTACCGGTCTCGGGAAAGTAATCGACACGACTGGCAACACGCCGAACCACAAGCATTAACACATCTATCCACGACAACTCGCCAAGTGCGGGTTTTTTTATGCCTGGAGAAATCATGGCCAAGATCATTGATAAGCCCACAGCTGAAGAACAAGCCACTGTCGCGCCGGAGCCGGCGCCGTTGACGTTCCGCGATTTGGTCTACACGTCGCGCACGTTGGTTGTCCCTGGTACCGACCGCACTTACCCCGTGGCCAAGCGCCTCGTTGTGGTGCCGGCTTCCGATAAGGAAGCACTGGCGTTCCTGAAGGGCAGTAGCGAATACGTCGCTCAGGAGGGCTAACCCTGATGATCGGAATGGATCGCCACACCGGCCGGCCCATCTCCGGCATTGAACACCTGCGGCAGTGCATAGGCGACATCTTAAGCACGCCCCTGGGCAGTCGCCGGCACCGGCCGGAGTACGGCAGCAAGTTACGCCTGTTCGTTGACCTACCAGTCAACGCCGGCTGGAAGAGCGCCGTTCAAGCAGAAGCGGCGAGAGCCTTGGGTAGATGGGAGACGCGCTTGAAACTGGAGCGGGTCGTGGTGCTGTCCTTGCTGGACGGAAAAATCAACCTACGTGTTGCCGGCGAGTACCTGGGCGACAGCGTTGTCTGGGAGGTAAGCGTGTGAGCATTGTGGATTTGTCGGCGCTTCCAGCACCTGATGTGCTGGAGCCCTTGGACTTTGAAGAAACTTACGAAGAAGGGCTGGCGACGTTTCGCGGCTACATGGGCGATAACTGGACGGCCGCGCTTGAAAGCGATCCGGTAACCAAGCTTCTGGAGGTCGGGGCTTATAACAAGGTTAGTAACCGTGCCCGGGTTAACGATGGATGCAAGGCGTTGCTGTTGGCCCACGCCATAGGCAGTGACCTCGATCAGCTTGGCGCAAACGTCAACCTGAAGCGCCTGGTGATCCAGCCGGAGAACTTGCTGGCGATCCCGCCCGTACCGCAAGTGCTTGAGGATCATGATTCATTCCGCGAGCGAATCCAGTTGTCCTACGAGGGGTTAACCACGGCTGGCCCGCGCAATAGCTACATCCTGCATGCGCGTAACGCGTCGGGCTTGGTGAGGGACGCCACGGCGGAAAGCCCCTCGCCGGCGTGCGTTACCGTAACGGTGTTGAGTACCGAGGGTGATGGAACGGCGTCACCTGAGCTTTTGGCGACTGTAGCCGCGGCCCTCAATGACGACGATGTGCGCCCGTTAGGCGACCGCGTGACGGTCCAGGGCGCGCAGATTCTCCCTTATCGCATTGACGCAATCTTGCACATGAGTAGCCCAGGGCCTGAAGGTGACGCCAGTTTGGCCGAAGCTAAAAGCCGACTGGCGGCCTGGATCAATCCCCGTAAACGGCTGGGGGTTGAAGTCGCGCGCTCTGCTGTGGACGCCCAGGTGCATGTTGCCGGCGTTTCTCGGGTTGAGTTGCCTGGCTGGGTTGACTTGGCTCCTACGAAGGCGCAGGCAGCGTATTGCGTGGGTTATGACGTGAAGTTGGCGGAATGACATGAAGAGCCTACTGCCTAGCAATAGCACCCAGCTGGAACGGGCCCTGGAGGCGGCGTTCTTCGAAAAAACCATTGTGCCGCTGCGCACCCTCTACAACGCCGATACCTGCCCGGCTCACTTGTTGTTGCATTTGGCCTGGGCCTGGTCGGTAGACCGTTGGGACTATCGGTGGTCGGAGGGGACCAAGCGTGCGGCCATAAAGGCGTCTTACTACATCCATAAGCACAAAGGAACGATTGGCGCCTTACGCCGTGTCGTCGAGCCGCTGGGCTATCTGATTGAGGTTATGGAGTGGTGGCAGACGGTGCCGAAAGGGGTGCCGGGCACGTTTGCTCTGAAGGTCGGTGTACTGGACACCGGTATCACTGAAGAAATGTATTTGGAGCTAGAGCGCCTTATTGATGACGCCAAGCCAGTGAGTCGTTTACTCACCGGCTTGGCCATCAGCCTTGAAGCTCGCGGAGCCATAAACATCGGTGTTGCCGTATCTGAAGGCGACGTAATCGACGTATACCCCCCTGTGCAACGTGATATCGAAGTCACCGGATATATCGGTGTCGTCGGCCGCGAGCACAGCATTGACACCCTGGACGTGTATCCATGATTGACCAAAATTCGCAATTTATGGCGATCCTAACGAACGTTGGGGCTGCTAAGTTGGCAAACGCCAATACCTTAGGGCTTCCCTGGAAACTAACGGCGCTAGGGGTGGGGGATGCAAATGGAACAGACCCTATTCCAAGTGCGACTCAAACGAAACTGATCAATGAGCAACGCCGGGCGCCTTTGAATCAGCTAATAATTGATCCGGTTAATCCTGCGGTTGTAATTGCTGAGCAAGTTATTCCGGCTGAGGTGGGTGGCTGGTGGATTAGGGAGCTGGGTGTATACGACGACGATGGCGACTTGGTAGCGGTCGCAAACTGTGCCCCTAGCTACAAGTCGGTACTGAACCAAGGCTCAGGACGCACGCAGATAGTGCGGATGAACTTCATTGTTTCGAGTACGGGAAATATCGTTCTGAAGATCGACCCGTCCGTAGTTCTGGCAACACGGGACTATGTAGACCGGTCAATTATTCAGGTGTTGCCGCCGAACAAAGTCGCCGGAACATATCGACAGGTTACGATCAATAACCGTGGAGTAGTCGAGTCTGGTACAAACCCGACCACGCTTGCGGGGTACGGCATTACGGACGCGCTCCCAAACAGTAATCCGTTGCCAAGCGGAAGCCTTGACCTCCACGGCGCAACCTATGCTTTTGTGACTTCGCCCTTGGAGTCGTCTGTTTGCCAGAATTGCTATTACTCTGGAACAGCTTGGTTGCGCCATGACACCAGTAAACCTGCGGTCTGTATCACTCTGGATGGTGGAGAGTTTTATGTCCGGAAGGTGAGCGCGGGCCAAAACCCAATCGCTTGGCAAACGGTGTCGCCCGTGTGGGACGGGAGCAATGCGAAGTTCTCTAGATTGTTGGAGCGTCCCACCACACTTTCGGGCTACAGCATTGCTGATGCCTTCACGAAGGCCGAGACCACTGCGAATATTGATGCAGCTATAGCCAGGTTGATTGGTTCTGCTCCAGGCGCTGTTGATACGATTGAGGAGCTTGCCCGCGCACTCAATAACAACCCGAATTTTGCTACTGACGTTATCAATGGGCTGGCCACAAAGGCGGACAAAGCCACGACCTTGCAGGGTTATGGCATCACCGATGCGTACACCAAAACTGAGGCTGGTCAGTCGTTTGCGAGTAAGGCGACGACGCTTCGCGGTTACAACATTGAGGATGCCTACAACCAGTCTGAAATTAACCAATTTTTACTCGGTAAAGCGACCAAGGCCACGACCTTGCAAGGTTATGGCATCACCGATGCGTACACCAAAACTGAGGCTGGCCAGTCGTTTGCGAGCAAGGCGACGACGCTTCGCGGTTACAACATTGATGATGCATATACCCAGTCTGAAATTAATCAGTTTCTATCCGGTAAAGCGGCCAAGGCCACATCGCTGTTGGGTTACGGAATTACAGACGCAATTCGTAATAACAACCCACTTCCTGGTGGGAGCATTGATATTCATGGTGACGCATATGGGTTTCTGACATCTCCTTTAGAGTCGAGTGTCTGTCAGAATTGCTATTGGAATGGTACCGCCTGGCTACGGCATGACGCTTCAAAACCAGCTGTATGTGTATCCCTCGCCAGTGGCTCGGCGCTTGTTAGGTCAGCTCCGCCAGGTACTGGTCCTATTGCATGGGCTTCTGTAGATCCGATATGGACTTCAAACAACGCGACTGTTAGTAGCTCTGCCGGAACCGGGATTCTCAGACTGCCCAACGGTTGGGTACAGCAGGTTTTTGACGTTTCAGAAAGTGCCGGTGCGGCTGACTTTCGCTATTTCCCCGTATCGTTTCCAAACGAATGCTTTGGCGTCTTTCCTGTATTGACCAACGCTACTCCAGGGGGGTACGCGAATAACTTCGGCATTACTGTGGGTGATGTGAGCAAGGATCGTTTTCTGATAAACGCCGGCGGTACTTTTTCAACAGAAGGTCGCTTTCGAGTCTCCGCATTGGGAAGGTAATACATGAGATTTTTCTTTAGCCCTTCAACAACAGGTTTTTTTCGATCTGATATTAACGGCTTACCTGAAAGCGAAGATAACTCGCTGGCTGTAGACGCTATTGAGGTGTCGCTTGAGTTGTACGAGCGGATGCAGTTGGTGCGTGAGCGAGGGGGCCGAGTAGTTGCGGGGAAGGGGGGGCAGCCCATAGAGGCGCCTCCCGTTCCTCCTACAGATGCTGAACAGGCTGAAAAGGCACGGCGTTGGAGAGATAACCAGCTTGCCATGAGTGAGTGGGTAGTGACTCGCCACCGTGATGAAGCGGATATGAATAGGGGCACCACTATCACCACGCAGCGATTTTCAGAGCTTCTGGTGTATCGACAGGCGCTAAGGGATTGGCCTGCTACAGCGGGTTTTCCTGGGGAGGCTGTGCGGCCTCAAGCGCCGACCTGGCTGGCTGATGAGGTCCAATAAAGCCAGGCGCTGACGACGCCCCTCAGGACCATCCGTTTCGAGTAACAAGAACAAACCACGGCCTCGCTTATGCGGGGCTTTTTCGTTTCTGGAGAACGACTCTATGAGCTTTTTTCACGGTATCACTACGTCGCTGATCGACACCGGCCCGCGCACTATTTCAACCCCATCGTCCTCGATCATCGGCCTGTGCGACACCTTCACTCCTGGCGTCCTCGGTGGTGGTAGTGCCAAGGCCGGCGAACTGAAGCTGATCACGTCCGAGCGCGAAGCCATTGCCGCGTTCGGTGCTGACTCTGCGATTACCCGAGCGTGCCAGGCGGTCTATGTTCGGGCCAAGGCCGTAATTGTTGCCGTGGGCGTTCCTAAGCTCGCTGACGCCGCGCTGCAAACGTCCGCCATCATCGGTGGCGTTCTGGCGGATGGGCACCGCACGGGGCTTCAGGCGCTGCTTGACGGCAAGAGCCGGCACAATGCGCAGCCTAAGCTGTTGATCGCCCCGGGCCACTCGGCCACGCAGGCAGTGGCCACCGCCATGGATGCTTTGGCCGGAAAGCTGCGCGCGATGGCAATCATTGATGGCCCGAACACCACGGACGAGGCCGCCATGGCCTACGCGCTGAACTTCGGCAGCAAGCGCATCTTTCTGGTGGACCCGGGGGTGCAGTTCTGGAGCACCGTAGAAAGCGCCACTGTAGATGCGCCAGGTTCGGCGTGGGTGGCTGGCTTGTTTGCCTGGACCGATGCTGAGTACGGCTACTGGGCGTCTCCCTCGAATAAAGAGTTCGTGGGCATCACCGGCACTACCCGGCCGGTGGAGTATCTGGACGGCGACGAAACCTGCCGTGCCAACCTGCTCAATAACGCCAACATCACCACCATCATTCGTGACGGCGGCTACCGCCTGTGGGGTAACCGTACCTGTTCGGCGGATGCGAAATGGTCGTTCGTTACCCGTGTGCGCACCTGCGACATCCTCATGGATGCGATCCAGGCGGGCCACAAGTGGGCGGTAGACCGTTCGATCACGAAAACCTATGTGTCTGATGTGACCGAAGGGCTACAGGCATTCATGGCTGACCAGAAGAACGCCGGCGCAGTTATCAACTTCGAAGTGTATGCAGACACTGAACTGAACACGGCCTCCCAGCTGGAGCAAGGCAAAGTCTACTGGCGCATCCGTTTTACTGACGTGCCGCCGGCCGAGAACCCGAATTTCCTGATTGAAGTCACCAATGAGTGGCTGACCGAAGTACTTGAAGCAGCCTAAGGGGGCCTAGCAATGATTCCTGAAATTTTGAGCCAATGCGTCATGTTTTTGGATGGCGTGAGCTTCTCCGGCGACGTGCCGACCATGACCCCGCCAAAGGTCACGGAAAAAACCGAGGAATACCGGGGCGGCGGCATGAGTGGGTCGGTCGATCTGCCTGTTGGCCTGGAGAAAATGGAAGCGTCGTGGACGACTAATGGCGTTCGTAAAGAGTCGTTGAAGTTCTTCGGCCTGGCAGACCGAACCGCGTGCAACGTGGTGTTCCGCGCCTCATTCAAGGACCAGAAAGGCCGAGCCAAGCCGGTAAAAGTGACCTTGCGCGGGGCGCTCAAAGAGATCGACATGGGCGACTTGGAAGCGGGCAAGAAGTCCGAAATCAAGCACTCCATGGCCGTCACCTACTACAAGCTCGAAATTGATGGTCGCGTGATGTACGAGATTGATGTGGCCAACATGATTCAAGTGATTAATGGCGTTGACCAGCTCGCCGCCGACCGTGCCAACCTGGGCCTTTAAGGATGAATGCAATGACTGACGTATCTATGGCTTCGCCGCTGCCTGCCTGGCTCTCCCTGACTGCGGAGGGCGTTACCGTAACGCTTGTTCATAAAGCCAATTTCAATGGTGTCGTCCTCGATAAGCTGACCATGCGCGCGCCCAGCGTTAAGGACGTCATGGCGGCAAAAGCCGCTGGCGGTGGCGATTACGAAAAAATGGAGCTGAACATGTTCTGTAGCTTGTTGGAGGCTACCGAGGCTGAACTTTTGTCTCTCAAGTACAAGGACTATAAGCGCCTGTCGGTGGGCTATTTTCGCCTGGTTGAAGAAGACGACGTGTAACGAGGTCACGCTTAAGACGCTGGCCAAGCGCTTGGCAAAAGAGACGGGTTTTTCGTCTGCCGAGATCCTGGCCATGCCCTTCGACGTGATGGTGTGGTGGCTCACGGATTGAGCCGCTGTTGGTCTACCCGACGCATGGGGCGCACACATGGCGAACAAACTTGCTCTTGGCCTAGTGATTGGCGGGGCTGTCAGCTCCACGGTAGGGGCGGCGTTCAAGGACGTCAGCAACAAAATCAAGAAACTTGAGGAACAGGGCTCAAAGGCGCGGGTGCTGGAAAAGACCATCGCTGAAACCATGCGTTTGCGCGATGAATGGCGCAAGGCGCACATGGCCGGCGACAAAGGAGCTGACGGGCTGCGGCGAAAGCTGGAAAATAATCTGGATGGCCTGCGCAAACAGGGCGTTGAAGTGCGCAATTTGACCAAGGCATATGCTGCCATGGGGCGCGAGGCAACCAAGGCGGAGCTTAAAGCCAAGGGCCACATGCAGCTGGATGCTGGTAAGCAGCAAATGAAAAGCAGCATAGGCCAGGCGGCTGCCGCTACGGCGGCGATGGCCATTCCGACGAAGGTTAGCGCTGACTTTGGCGCGATCATTCGTGACATTGCGATCAAGGCGAACATCGCAAACTCGCCCGAAGAAGCGCAGGTGACCAAGACAATTATTGGCACATCGCGTGATACCGGCATGGCCCGCAATCAGGTTGCCGAAGTGGTCAACGCCCTGGTAGGGGCCGGCATGGAGCTGGATAAAGCTTTGTCATACGCACCGGTTGCGGCCAAGTTTGCGATTGGCCAGGGTTCGGATGGCGGCGAAACGGCCCGCATGATCAACGCCCTGGGGCAGAACGCCAAAATCACCGACCCAGCGGTGATGCAGAAGGCGCTGGAGGCCATCGCCTATCAGGGGCAGGCGGGTAGTTTTGAGGCGGCCGACATGGCGCGTTGGTTCCCCGATCTGTTGGCTGGGATGGGCAAGATTGGTATTACCGGCATGGATGCGGTTACGCAGCTGGGCTCAATGCTTCAGGTGCAAATGAAGACCGCCGGCGGCGCCGATGAGGCGGCTAACAACCTCAAGAACTGGATGGAGAAAATCGGTTCTGGCGATACGGTCAAGGCCTACAAAGATGCGGGAATTGACTACCAAGGGTCGATGAATACCGGCCTGCAGAACGGCAAATCTACCCTAGAGTCGAGCTTTGAGCTGGCACAGAAGTACATTGCTGCAACGGACCCGAAGAAGGCCGCCGCCATGGCGGCCGCTACGGCGAAGATCAGTAAGGAGGCTGATCCCGAGAAAGCCAAGGCCATGATTGCGTCCCTGGAGCAAGCTTTGCGTACCGGCGATCTGTTCGCGGACATGCAGGTTAAGGGGGCTTTGACGGCCTACATGCAGAACAAAGAGCTGTATGCCCAGCTCAAGAAAGACTCGGCGTCGGCCACCGGTATTCTTGATAAGAACCTTGAGGAGCGCCGACAGGCGTCGGCGCAGAAGTGGGCGGAAATGGCCCAGGGCATGGACGAGGCCATGCGCGCGATTGGTGACGCGTTCCGGCCAGTTACGGACAAGGTGGCGGATGGGTTGGCTTACGTCACGCAGGGCCTCTCCAAGCTGTCGGACGAGTCGCCCCGGGTGGTGACAGGGATAGGCGCCGCCGTAGCGGCTGTGATCGCGTTTCAGACGGCTATGAGCGGATTCAAGATCGCCAAGGGCCTGGTTAACCTGGGGCGCGGCTCGCTGATGGGTAACCCGAACATCCCTCAAAAAGTCATTGTCACCAACATGCCGTTGGGCGGACCTGGCGGCGTGGATCTTGGGGGTGTCGACGACGCTGGCGGTAAGGATGGAAAAGGGAAAGGCAAGGGCGGTGGACGTAGCCGAGGCCCTGGGCGCGGGATGGGGGTAAACCTCAAGGGCCCGGCCGTTCTGGCGCTGATTGATGCTGGCTTCAAGGCAAAAGACACCTACGACAACGCGGAAACCCAGGATGAAAAAGCCGAAGGCTATGGCGCCGCGGCTGGCAGCTTTGCTGGCACGCTAGCGGGCGCTGCGGCCGGTGCTGCTATTGGTTCAGCTGTCCCTGTAATCGGCACTATCGTGGGCGGGCTGATTGGCGGATGGCTGGGAAGTATGGGCGGCGACGCCCTGGGCGGTGCTGTCGGCAAGTCGATGTTTGGATCTGACGAGAGCAAGAAGGTCATGCCCGTGGCCGGCCCATTGATGATGAGGGACGCAGGCAAGGATATCCCGCCGGTTATGGGGGATATCGCCAAGTCGTTTGCACCTTCGCGTCACGCCCCGCTGATGCTGAGTAATCCAGACCAAGAAGTCAGGGCGGCAGTGCCTGGCGCTGTGAAGCCTGGCGATGCCGCGCACCCGATGATGTTGCCCGCCCCTGCCCGGGGTGTTTTGCCGACAGCGCCTAGTGCTGTTAGTCCGAGCAATGCAGCGCGCGCGATGATGCCCAGCCCTGTGCAGGTCGTATTGCCGACAGGGCCTAGCGTTGTGAATCCGGGCGATGCTGCGCGCTCCATGATGATGCCCCCGGCCAGTGCAGATGCGGCGGCTGGACCGCTTGCGGCGGCCGTGGTCGCCAAGGTACAGCCGGCGAAAATAGAGACGAAGGTCGATATTCATGCGCCCTTCCAGCTCACGGTTCAGGGCGATGTTAAAGACCCCAATGACCTAGTAGCCCAGTTGCAGCCGTTGCTCGAGCAGCATCGGCGGGAAATCGCCCAGCAACTCGATAACCGCAAGCTCTACGACGCGCCTCACACCTAAGGGGGGAGTATGGAATCACTGGCACAGCTACAGTCCGGCCTTAAATATCTGGCAACGGCTGGCGAAGCTGGCCGGCGCAGTATTGACGGCATGATGGGGCCGGTAAACGGAGCCATCAGCGAAATTACAGGCGCCGCCAATGAGCTGGAGGATCTGCCGTTTATTGGTCCGGTGGTGGGGGAGAAGCTTCAACGAGTCATGCGCGGCATTGCGACCGCCCAGGCCAAAGTTGGCCAGGTGGTAGCCACCTACAACCGGGCCTCGCGCGCTTTGTCGCAGATCGATGAACGCCTTGGCACCTTGAAAGAGCAGGCCGGGCGGGCGGCCACCGCAATCAACAAGATAGCCGGCAAGATTGACCCGTCACTGGCCAACATCTTGCCAACCGGTGCGTTTGCCACTGATGCGACCCCGGCGAAAGAGGCTGTGAAGCCGTTCCCGCATTTGTTGATCCTTCAGCCGCTGGACCCGAAGGCGCAGCCGTATTACTTCAATCTTGATACAGCGGCTTTTGACTCGCTGCGCCGCTCTACTGAATACCGTTGGGCCTCCCAGGAGCGTCTTACCCGCCGGGCCGCCCAGCAGGCCGTTGGTATGGGTGACGAGAAAATCACCCTTAAGGGCGATATTTTCCCGGGGTATCGGGGCGGACTGGGGCAGCTAAACACGCTTCGCTCGATAGGTTCACAGCTCAAGCCACTAACCCTAACCACGGGGTATGGCTTTGTGCTGGGCACATGGTGCCTCAAGACTATTGATGAAGATCAAAGCGCGCTTATGCAGGGTGGTATTCCTCGAAAGCAGGCTTTTACCTTGGAGTTTGTGCGCTATGGCGACGACATGCAGAACATATGAAGGGGACGTATTGGACACCATTTGTCATAACTTCTATGGCCATCTGATGGGTAGCGTTGAGGCCGTTTTGGCAGCTAATCAGGGCCTGGCAGATGAGGTGCAGCCTTACCGCGCCGGCGTGGTGATTGTCTTGCCGGATCTGCCGGGCCCTGTGGCTGAGCAAGTGGCCTTGTGGGATTGACTTAGTCAGTTGCATCCACGCATGCCTGGCGTTCTTTGTCGTAGCTGTTTATGCCGTTTTCGAACTGTTGGCTGTTGTTGCTAAGCAGTCCCTGCCATGACGACGCGGCGCTGATGGAAGCCTCGTTGCACTTGTGGAACGGGGTAAAGAGTACGCCGAATTTCTCCCCCTCATTCTGAAGCGCGGCTAAGTCCTGAGCCTGTTTTCGGCGGGCTACAGGGGCAATCTTTCCGCTTATGACCTGCGCATTACCACGCTCTACAGCAGCATCTAAGCGGGTTATGAAGTCTCTGGCCTCACTTATGGTGGGGCTGGCCTCTTTCTTTTCCGGCGTGCTTTGCGCGCCGCCTGACTCGCTCAAGTCTATGACCCGTAGTTTTTCAGCGGCCGAGCAGTTCAATGCGGAAGCAGCGAGCAATGCAGCGATAAAAATCCGTTTCATGAAATTCCTACTGGCTGATTTAAAGGGCGGGATTCTAAGAACCGCCAGGTATGGAGTCTATCCGTAGCGGCCTTGCTTCGTTACGGGTAACGCTTCCTTTCCCATAAAGCCCTACCACTGCTGTTTTTATGGCCAATGTCCTATGACCCCCCAATTCAGAATTGTCGCGAACGGTTCAGATATCACGTCGCTGATTAACGATCGGCTTTTACTGTTACGCACCACTGATAAGCCCGGTATGGAGTCGGACGAGTTTGAGTTGCGCATTGACGACCGTGACAGCCTAGTAACGCTGCCCAAGCGCGGCGCCGGGATTGAGGTCTACCTGGGCTACGCAGAAACGTCCCTGGTTCGCCTGGGACGGTATGTGATTGACGAAATCGAAGTTGCGGGCCCGCCGGATATTATCGTTATTCGGGGAAAAGCCAGTGATATGCGCGGCACCGGTAAATCCATCCGCCTCGGCGCCTGGGAGGACGTGCCGTTGTCGAAAATTGTTTCAGATATTGCGGCCCGTAATGGCTGGACACCCGCTTGCACCATCGCCACGAAAGTCGTGCGGGCGGACCAGCTCCACGAATCGGACTTTAGCTTTGTCACCCGCCTGGCCAAGTTGTACGACTGCACCGCTAAGGTGGGCGACGGCAAGTTGATGGTAATGCAGCGACAAGCAGGGCTCAGTGCCAGCGGTAAGGTTATTGGCGCGATAACCCTTACGCGTAGCGATGTAAGCCGCTGGCAATTCCGCCTGGGTGACCGTAATGCACACAAAACCGTGGCGGCCAAGCACCAAGATAAGAAAACAGGCACGTTGTCCGTGGTCTCCCTGGATAACGACGACCTGCCGGACGGCCTGCCGGCAGTGCATACCGATCGGCATATTCACCCGAACAAGACCGCTGCTGAATCCGCAGCACGGGCACGGCTGGCGGCGTTCAATCGTTCGACGGCCGGCGTGCGTCTCGAAATGGCCGGGCGTACTGATCTTTTCGCAGAACGTTTAATCAATGCCCAGGGCTTCAAGGTTGGGCTAGATGGCGAGTATCTAGTGGATTCCGTGGAGCAAACATTCACCCAGGCGGGCTGGACCACTACCGTCGAATGCAACGGCGGGAAAAAGGGTAAGGCCAGGGCGCAAGGCAAGAGAGCGAAGACGGCCGCAAAACCCGTCAAAGTCGTCAGTTTGGCGTAGCGGCCGAGTATCAAAGCACCCGCCATATGCGGGCTATTCATGTTAGGAGTTTGTATGTCCATCACCCAGCAGCAATTGCTGCAAATCCTCCCGAACGCCCGCCCAGTTGCGGGCGTTTTTGTTTCTGTGTTGAACACAGCTATGAGTCGCTACGGAATCATCGGCCAACTGCGTGTCGCCGCGTTTATTGCCCAGATCGGGCATGAGTCGGCACAGTTGCGTCATGTACGTGAAATTTGGGGCCCCACGGCGCAGCAGGTCGGATATGAAGACCGTTCTGACCTAGGCAATACCGTGAAGGGAGATGGCTCAAAGTACCGCGGACGCGGGCTGATCCAAGTTACTGGCCGGGCGAACTATGCCGCCTGTGGCGAAGCCTTGGGCCTGGACCTGATCACTCGTCCCGATCTGCTGGAGCTGCCACAGCACGCCACGATGTCGGCGGCGTGGTTCTGGTCCACCCGAGGGTTGAACACTCTTGCGGATCAGGGGCAGTTCGTGAAGATCACCAGACGCATCAACGGTGGGCTCACTGGTCAGGACGACCGCCAGGCGCTGTACGACAAAGCGCTGAAGGTGCTGGCATGACCCCGGTGCAGAAGCTGGCTGGCCTAGCGGTGCTGATTCTGGTGCTGATGGCCAGCGCCGCGGGCGTCACCTGGAGGGTTCAGGACTGGCGAATGGGGAGGCAACTGTCTGAACAGCTATCCGTGCAGATCGCCGCGCACCAGAGGCAGCTCGACGTCATCACCAACGAGGCTTGGCGACAGCAGAAAGCCGAGCAGGATAAACGCCTAGCCACTGAGCAGAAGATTGCGGTGCAGGACCAACAACACACTCAGGAATTATCCGATGCCCAACGCAAACAAGCTCTTCTGCGTGATCGCCTTGCTACTGCTGATGTCCGGCTGTCAGTCCTCATCAAGGATTCAGCCAGTAGCTGCGACGTGCCTGCCGCCCCCGGCGCCGTCGGCATGGTTCATGCAGCCCGTCGAGCCCAACTTGACCCAGCGCATGCTCAACGAATTATTGCCATCACCGATGACGGGGATAACGCCATAATCGCCTTGCGTGCGTGCCAGGCCTATGTGCAAGGCTTAATGGGAGTCACGCCTTGACTTAGGAGGCCCCAAGCATTTTTTTAGCCGTTTCGGAAAGAAGATACGGAGCTAACGGCGTGGCGACAGTAATTGCATCTGCGAGGCCTCCAAGCGTATTTAGTATCTTCGAACCAGTATCGGTTTCGTGGAGCGCGGTCCCATAATCTCTATCGAAGAAACTGTGCCCAAGCAGTGCTTCTATTGAGTCAGTTACTGGGATGGTTCCGCCAAGCCTATATTCCTCAAGGGCAATAACAATCTTCCTTATGGATCTTGCCAAGTATTCTTTAACCTTTCCTTCGAAGTCGCCGGAAAGAACTTCTTCAACTAGCTCGTTCAAAGAACTAATGAATTCGCTTATCTTACTAGTCGTTAGCTTGTCAGGTGTCTTTGTATCTAGCAGGTCGGCAGCAGCAGTTAGATGATCAATAGTCGTGGTGCTGATTTTTCCAAAGAATGTCTCAAATTGTCCGCTCAGGTTCTGCGCATTGAATGCGGCGTCGAGAGCATTCTTCCACGCAGCGGCCGCTCGTGCCTGTCTCGGGAATAGTTCAATTACGAGAGAATATGCTTCCTCTGAGAGTGTCATTACCTTTGATAGGCGCTCATAGAGCAGCGGAGGGTTGTTTCCGGTATCCAGAATTTGAGCCCACGCAATGCGTGTGGTGATGGATCTGTCGATGTCTTGTGCTTCGAGCAAAACGTCTAGTAGGCGCGCAGCAGGATTGCCATTTTGCATATTTTTCAAGGCTCATTCTAGTTATCTCTGATGGTCTAAAAGTAGCTCAAGCCATCTCTGTTTTACTAGGGGGAAATCCAAACAAATCACAGGAGTGTTTTAGATAGGAAAACTCCGAAAGCCACGTTTTTCATTGCCTGTGCGCTGTTTAGCCCGTACGGCCGTATCATCTGGGGGCGAGCTGGGTCTTTGGGGCTATCAGCTCAGGCCCTTTGTTCCGCACGTTACCCACGGCTGTGTCGATCTTAAACCACTCGAACACTTCGGATGGCTCGCCCTGGTGCAGCACCATCTGCTCGGCGCGCTCCTTTGGTGTGGCCGGGTCCAACCATTCCCGGGCCAGGTCGGCAGTTAGCACCACAGGCCTGCGGTCATGAATGTCCACCATGCCGCCGGCGCTGTCGGCGGTGATTATCACAAAGCCGTCATGCTCTCCCGGGCCTTCATCAGTATCCGGTAGCTGGCCGATGGCAGCGCAGAATATCGGTGCACCGTCTCGCCGGCGGATTAGGTAGGGCTGCTTCTTCAGTCCACCTTCATCCACCCACTCAAACCAGTTGTCGATAGGCGTGATTGCTCGGTGCGGCCAGATCGCCCTGAAGAACGGACCATGTGCCACTTTTTCCACGCGGGCGGTGATAGGTGCCGCCCGGTCTCTCGCCCAATGCGGCCGCCATCCCCAGCGTACGAGGTCAGCGTGGAGCAGCTCGCCTTGCAGGTGCAGCAGTGCAGCTGCGGTTGTCGGTGCCACGTTGTACCGTTCAATTGGCTGATCTCCCACAGAGTTCACCAGCGCATTGGGCATACTCAGCGCTGCAACGAAGTCGTGGATTCCCCGGTACTGCGAAAGTCTTCCGCACATAAGCATCTCCGCTCGTCGGCGCCGATGAACA